CTTGAAACGTTTTCTGGTTTAATTACGGCTGGCAAATCATCCTCCTCAACAGGCAAAGAAAAGGGATTAACTTGTGTGGACTGCTCGCGCATAGATCTTGCTTTAGGCATTTACATCCTTAAAAATCAGTTATTGTAAGAAATACCAACGCTATTGCAAGCAAGTTTCGCAAGCTCGCTCATTGGGGTATCGGGAATAATACGCTCAGGCTCCGTCAAGAACTCCATGTCTGTTTGGGTGACACCATCATGAACAATAGAAAGCCAGATAGTGCGTGTTGTACCACGTGAACAATCGATACTGTGCTTTGTGTTTACGACCATGCCAGGTTTGAAATGTTCCGATGACTTTAACATAACCTGCATCATACTTGCGACGACTGCAGTATTAGAAATCTTTACAACACCAGTAGGATCATAGAAGAAAAGTTTGCCAAATTTACCGTTGTATCCTAGATACACATCACCCTGTGCCATTGCAGACAATGACATGAAAAAAGCAAAAAAGAATGCAGCAAACTTCTTAAACATTTTCAAACTCCTTTAAAGTACGGTAAGAAGATTTTACACTGCCTACCGCACTCTGTACATAGACAATCAGGTTAAAACTGACAATTGCACAGTGTGAAATTCATCAGCCCATGGATTTTTAGACTTCGACCACATACGTTGGATGGCCGTATCTAGCATGTATGTTGTAGCATAGTCGTCTGCGCTTCTAACAGATCTTCCAGCCCCCTGAACTAATTTCATAGTAGTGATGATTTCATAAACGTCTGGATATAAATCAAGTATGGTCTTCATCCGCTTGTCACCGAGCGATGCAAAAGGTGCTTTAGTTATAATTTGCCATCTAGATAAATCACCTGCTAAATCCATGCCTTCGTAACCGGAAGGCGTCACCAGAATTGCTGGCTTTTTCTTGTACTTTTTAAAAGATGACAAAACATCTGCGAGCTTCTGTCCACGTTGATGTTCAAACACCTCATATGGGCCTTTCATCGTCCTAAGAACTTCTGAAATAGATTGTGCAACGCTAAACGAAGGGCAAAGAATTAATCCACTTTCACCATTTGTTGTATGATGGTTTGCAATTTCGTAAGTGGTCGCACACAGTTTCTTTATCGTTTGATGATCTTTCATTGTGTTGTAATTTAACGCTTGGGGCTTGTAAAAAACAACTTTTTTGTTTTCAGGCGCAAATGCTGGCGGCAATTTGATAAATTTTACCTTATCACTGCCTGACAGTCCCAATGTTCTTTTTGCGTATTGTTCACTTATGGTTGCGGACATGAGCAAGTTATATTCAGCATTGATTAACGTGTTAAACATTGCCCCAACAAAAATTGGCTTTACACTAATTTCATTATCATTTTGCCCGTTTTTGATATCTTGTCGTTTATACTCGAATACATGTGGGTAACCATAATCAAAGAAATCACCAATTTTACACCCCAAATTGAAGTACTTTTTAGACATCTTTGATAATTTTAAGTACTTAGAGGGGTTTCTTAGATTTGCTTCTGCTTCTTTCTGCGCCGCTTCAGTGACCTGACCATAAACATCCGCTAGAATCGCTAGGAATTCTTCATAATTGTTTTGGTCGATTTGACCGATCTGAAGACACTTTTGCAGATCACGCAACGACTTAAAAATCTCCGTATGTCCTAAATGCAAATTTTCAGAGATTTCATCAATATAAGACGTAATTCTACGCTCAGAAAAATAAATCGCGTTGTGCTCAACAAACAAATCATTCAGCAAATGCGCTTCATCAAAAACACACACCGTTCTTTTCTCTAGCATTTTCATATACATCCTGTCGACGAAATGATATGCATAGTTAATAATAAGGTGTCTGCTTTTGTCTCTTAGTTTTCTAACTGTTTGATACGTGCAGCTGTCACAATACTTGTCGACAACATCTTGCATTCCCGACTTTTGAAACAATCTAACTGAGCAGCTTTCTGCAGTTTGTGGTTCTTCAGGCGTAGACAACGCACCACACTCATAATTGCTAGCGCCCTTTATCATAACAAAATTGTCATCTAGTGGCAATTTTGGATCTGCAAAAGTATCTTGATATTGCTCTAACAGCATGTTCGTTGCTGAGATCAAGAATGATGCGTTCTTATGCACCCCAGGGTATCTTATGGTGTGCATGACCTCAGCGACAACCGCACCAATAATTGACTTACCTGTGCCAGTTGGGGCACTTAAAATGACCGTATCTGCTTTTTCATCAAGATACGCAGAAACTATTCTGTTCACTGCATCAACTTGCCCGTCTCTAGGGGTCATTTTAAGGCGAGAAAACGCCTCGAGAATTTGTTTTTCATACTTCATTCGACTTTTCCAACGTATTCTGCCTGCATATACCAGGTGGGCGCAGTATCAGCGGCGTTCAAAGAATTAAAATCTTTTACGAATAATTTTGCATCCTGTTCAGACGCAAAATATTTTATTTGATCAATTTTACTACCCCACCCCAACTCTGATTCAATAATATTGACTCTATAGATATTAGGTAAATTAATTTCTTTCATATTACTCATCATGTGGTTGGTTAAAGAGCGAATGCATAGAATCGTCGTCACCAAAATAAAATGCATTAATTAAAGTCTGCCAATATGGTGATAGCTCTAGAAATTCTGTGCTGTTTTGAATGTCTTCACCAGCTTGGAATTTCTTCTCCACAGATAGTAAATTATGAACAGTCTTACTGTCAAATGTGTCCATCTCAATCATGGACATATCATAAGTTGTTTCCTTAAGAATTTCCTCAGCCATCTGAAAATGCCGATCATAGATGTGCATAGATGCGGCATTGTGGAAATAATACCCCAGTTGTAGATCAGGATATGTGTTGCGCAGTTGAAGCATAAGTGCTTCTTGTAACATTGTGAATTGGAACACATCATTCGTAAAACCCAAAATGATGTCATTGGAACGCATTGTGACAATCATGTGCAATCGGTTTTCTCTAATTAGAAACTGAAGCGCGATTGTACAAGGAACGTCCTTGTTGCTAGCATGGCGGTCTGAAGGACGATGAATATTGACGATAGCTTGTCTGCTATCTTTGTCTCTTGCTAAAATATCAATCACTGAATCCCATTGAGAGACATCACGATCATATTGAAATTGTGAGGTGTCGTCACCAGAATTAGACAACAATGGGACATTCATTTCTGGGTCATGGCCAAAAATCCTATACCCATAGTTCGAATTAATGGTTCCCTTTTCATACCCTTCTATGATTCCAGCATTTCGAATGTTATCCCAAAACTTAGAATACGGGAGAATACCAGAAGGGTCATTTGAACCTGAGAGATACCACAAAAATTCGCCAAGAAGATACTTTGCATTAGTTTTTCTGGACTTGAAGGTAATTACACGGTTTCGAGGATCCTGCAGCGTGATATTGTAGTTTAAAAGCTCTTTTGTGGTTGTGCCACGAGGATGAGCTACAAGACCATGCTCAAACAGATGTTGTAAGCACAAGCGAAAATCGAAATTTAAAAAACCAGTTTGTTGTGTCATGCTATTCTCCATAATTTTTTAAATTATAACATGTAAGAAAGCTGCTTTGGAACTAAGGTGTGGTTGACCATAGACGCATAAATAATTGCATAATCTTCAACGGGGTTTTTAATGATTAGCAGCAACACAAATAAACTAAACGGGGGTAGTGTCATTTCTTATGGACCAACCTTACCAACCTCAGGTTTAACAGACGGATCGTTGTTTTACAAAACAGTTAAAGATGCCGTCAGTGACATCGGTTTGCACATTTATGGCTACATACAAGATTCTAACACAAGTCTTGCAGGTGACCAAAGCGCGATGGGGTGGACACGCGTAGAATCACCAGGCGTGTATGTTCTTAAGTCTGGAGATGCAATGACTGGGGTATTGGAAATCCCAGGAGTTCTTCGTGTAACTCAACCAAATGGTGAGCAACGCATCCTTTTAGGTAACCAAACTGGTGGTGGTTCAAATCGACCAGCAGTCATTCAAGGTTTAAATGGCAACCTTATAATTGGCGCTGGAAATACGTGGTCAGGGTCTGGTGGTTCTTTACCCGCGACATCGCCATTCTTGTTTGATACCGCAAATAATAGACTATTAATTAGCGGCAACGAAGTTTGGCATTCTGGTAACGATGGTGTTGGGTCAGGTTTAGATGCAGGTTTGTTAGAGGGAAGTAACAAAGCATTTTATACGAATGCTTCAAACATTAGTACAGGAACATTGAATATCGCTAGATTGCCTTTCACTCCGATTGAACAAGCATCTGCAACAAAGGTTATCATACGCGGCGATGGTGTAGGTGGAAAAGCAGAAATTAAGATCGGCGGGGGTGCATCATCGACAACTTGGCCGATAGACATTTCCGGAAATGCTTCAACCTCTGCAGTTTCAGCGTCAGTGGCACAAGCAGGCGGTGGTAATGTAACTTTAACTGCAAGCCAGGTCACAAATGCTTTTAGAGTTCTGGGGTCTACAGCTGCTCAGCCAACAATTTATGGACCGGTAGACCCAGGATCGCTTTCTGTAGCATCTGCCGTGAATGCTACGAATGCTACGAATGCTACGAATGCTACGAATGCTACTAATGCCACCAATTCAACAAATGCAGAAAATGCTAGGTTTGTGAGGTCTGGTGGCGCTGCTGGGGGACAACCTCTTACGTTTGACGCTGATGGTTCCGTTTCTGTTACACCTTCAGCTAGGATTTGGGTTGCTGAAAATTCAAC